GCGAAGGATCGGTTGAAGTTTCTTGACGAAGTGCTGTTAGCTAACGTTCAAGCGTGCGGGGGTTCGAGGGGGAGGCTACCAAGCAAACTACGTACTGATTGTATGCATATCGCAATGAGTCGAGGAGTTGAAGAGGGCCTGCTGCATGCCAAGAAATTGGCTGGCATCTGTAGGCAGAACTGGATCGAAAGAAACGGTACTCTCACCCAAGCTCAGTCATCCTTCATCGGTCGCGCACTTCCCACGGGGAGTCGCGCTGCCGAATTGAAGGCGATTGCAGAACATAAGGAATGTTTGTTGAGCGTTTCCATCACACCGGCGGAAGTCCTAGCGCAAGCGAAGCGGTTCACGGTCAGGTGGGCTCGGAGGTTCCTCGGTGACCCTCGCCGTGCGGCATCGCCCGGGATCCCTACGCTCTCTTCCTGCTGCGAAAGCGGAGTGAAGAGGCAGGGGTTGCGCGGGCACGTTGTGCGGCTTGGGCCTCACCCTGCGACCTACGAGATCATCTCTTCCATGGATCTCGATCTTCCCGCGCAGGACGTTGAATCACTGTTCATCGACTCCAGCCTCCTTCTTCACGGGCTCGAGGGTTCCTCCCATCAGGATCACCCACATCGAGTCTCCAACATCAAGACGAGGGGGCTGAAGAATCGCATCGTGACAACCCCGGCAGCCAGATACTCGCTCCTTGGTCATATTGTTCGCAAGCGTTTGCTTGGCGGACTGAAACGCGATCCGAGTTCACGTTCGACCCTCATCGGTGTCAGTGATGTGGAGCTCATGGAGCACTTTGTTGGCTGTTCGGCGCAAGTCGTCGTTTCAACCGATCTCAAAGCGGCAACTGACCTCCTTCCCCTTGACCTGATGGGTTCTCTCGTCGATGGACTTGCCGAAAGTGGTAAAATCCCAGCTTGGGAGATAAGCGTCTTGAGGGAGCTCACGGAACCCCAGACTTTACTCTACAACGACGGCACTACAATCACGACTAGGCGCGGTATCCTCATGGGCCTCCCTACGACATGGGTCATATTGTCTCTCGTCCACATCTTCTGGTGGAGTCAGGCGATAGTGACCGTCGCCAAGAGGATGAAGATTAGCCTGAAGCAGGCTTTCACCGAGAACAGGTTCGTGACCTGCGGTGACGACGCTCTGTTCTGTGGCTGGTCCGACGTGGCCCTTGAGTACAACGCGCTTGTCGCCTCTTGTGGTGGGACGCGATCTGCTGGGAAGCATTTTGCTGTGCTCGGCAGGGAGAAACCGCGCTCCGTTTTCATCGAAC